TGCTGTTAGAAATTAAAAGAAAGAAATGAAAAGGAACATGAAAATGAAATTGAGTTATCACACCATAATCAGGGGTAAGCCCCAAAAACTACAAGATGCCACAGGTAAACCTTATTACCAACACAACGGTCAACGAGTGAACCTAGGTTGGGGTTGGGAAAACATTGAAGCCGATTGGCCAGATGTGTTTGAACTGATCACTGTGGATGGCATTGCTACATCAGCAGAATTGACTTCAGACAACCGTCGAGAAGACAACTTTGTGAGCCGTGACTTGATCATGGTTGACATTGATTCGGGCATGACCATTGGTGAACTGTTGGAAGATAGTTTTTACAACAAGTACGCAGCAGGCTTTTATGCCACACCCAGTCATCAAGATCATGCACATCGCTTTAGAATCATGTTTAGATTGGCCACACCTTTGACCCAGGCTTCGGATGTTGTCAAGCTCAACAAAATGCTGATGCGGCGTTATACACAAGCAGATGCTGCCTGCAAAGATGCCACACGTATCTTTTATGGTTCACCAGGTTGTGTGTTGTGCGAGCGACTGAACAACGAGTTTCCAGATGCAGCAGTTCAACAACTGATCAGCCAATACAATGCCTGGGAAACCAGTGAAATGAATCGCAACAGCACAGTCACACATCAACCCCTGGACGACTGGAGCCGACAACGTGTACTGGATTTGTTGCGTGGCACTTTTGTGGGTGAGTATGCCAAATGGCGTGACATTGGTTGGGGACTCAAAGCAGGTGGATTTGGCCTAGCAGATTACCAATATGTCACAGGGGGCATGATGAATCAAAAGACTCCTGAAATGGCAGCGCAGGTATGGAACGATGGCCGGCCAGGTGGAAAAATCACAATGGGCACAGTTATATGGTTTTTACGCCAACGACACGGTGTAGACTGCTTGAAACGCGAAATCGTGCAAGATCAGCACCTGTTGCAAAATGGTGAAATTTTGCTTACAAATAGGGCTGTTTTAGCGCAAGATCGCCGTGATTTAGCGGCAATTAGACGCATGATAAGGAATGATTAAAAATGGATAGAAGATTTGACAGATTGCCGCCCTTGATGCGTGATGCAATACAAACATTACAGGATTTACACAACACTCCTGACGCCTTGGCAATGCCAGCAGTGCTGGGCATAGCCAACTTGGCTGTGATGCCACACTACAAGATTGATTCAATCCTGTTTGGTGAGATTCCATTGAGCCTGTACATCTTGTGTATGTTGCCCACAGGCATGCGCAAGAGCACAAACTACAACGAAGTGAGTGTGGGCATTGAACGGTTTGAAACACAACGCTGGTCAAATCTAAAAGATGAACCAGTGCGTGTGAAAATTGAAACCAGCATGTATCAAAAAGCACTCAAGCAGTATGAAAAGGACATGGAAAGTCATGCCACGGCTGTGCAGATTCCCGGCAATCCTGTTGTGGTACCCACACCACCACCCGAAGTGCGTCCTAGAGAAACTGCCAACTACAGACTCAAAAAAGCCACACTCAACGGCATCATAGATCAACTGCGTGGACAGCCATTTGTGGGTTTGTTTTCAGCTGAAGCAGGTGAGATGTTCAACAGCCACAGTTTCCAAGGTGGTCGTGATCAAAGCAGATCAATCGAAATGTCAGCAGCGTTGACTTCAATGTGGGATGGCACAGTGATTGAACGCCAAACAGGCATACAAGAAAACAACGTGCGATTGCACAACCGAGCAGTGAACATGATGTTTTTCTTGCAGGAAGAAACCATACGTGAGTTTCTGAACAATCCCATGTATTCAAGTCAGGGCTTTGTGCATCGTATTCTGATCACACAGGCCGAACGCACAGACGATCCTGCTGTGGATTTGACTACTGCTGGACAACAACAGATTGCTAGAATCCGAGCTCGATTGGATCCATTCCATGATCACATTGAGCACTTGATTTCTGGTCGCTTGCACTTGCTGGCTGATCGGCATTTTGAACTGGACCGCCATGTGATTCGTATTAGTCCTGAAGCTGCTGAAGTGTTTGAGCTGTACATCAACGCCAACCAAGATCGAGCACAGCGTGATCTTCGCAACTGGGCAGGCTTTGCAGAACGACTGTATGAACATGCGTTGCGTATTGCAGGCACACTCACAGCGTTTGAACAACGCATGGTAGTGGATCAGAACTCAGCATTGGCAGCAGTGGACTTGATGGAGTATTTTACGGAACAACGAGTCAACCTGGAAATGGGCATTAGCACACGCAATCCACAGCAGGCCACTGCCACACGACGACTGCTGGAATGGATGCGGCAACGAGCATTTGCAGGCACCAAACGTGAACTTGCACAGCAGGTGCGCTGGTTTAGAGAACTCACAAGAGACGAGCGTGACACTATCTTGGAAGAATTGGTGCGCGATGGTCTGGTGCAGCTAGAAATGATGCAAAACCGAAATGGTACTGAAACTGCACGGTTTTGGGTAGATTTAGCCGTAGACACAGACTACGAAAAACCACTGGATTTGTCTACGGGTGTCTACGGCTAAAATCTTGTCATACGGCCTAGCGAACGCAGAATGCAGGGTGGCCGTAGACAGTGTAGACGCGTAGACGCTGTACATATAAACGAGATTTTAAATGTATTTTCTTATGTTTTTATGTGTTCTTGCGTTCATGTGTGTCTACGCGTCTACGTGTCTACGGCCAAAATTATTTTGAATTAGGAAGCAATATTATGAATACTACCACTACTGAAAAACGCCCAGTGGGCAGCCCACCAGGCGAACGACCACACACTTGGCACGCAGGTCCTGACCCTGTTGTACGCGAACAATGGCGTGCCTGGGGACAAACACGCAATCAAGCCACATGGCGTGGAGAGCCCTGGACATTGACATTTGATGAGTGGCAAGCAATCTGGGCAGGCTCGTGGCACCGGCGTGGACGTGCAGCACATGACCTGTGTGTGACACGTAGAGATTTTGACCTGCCCTGGAGCCTGGCAAACTGTGTGTTGCTCACACGTAGGCAACACGGACAACGCCGTACAGGCACACTCAAGCGAGACGGATATTCAAGAAGTCGTAGCCTGTTGAACACGGCGAACAATTGATTCCCAATCACGCACCTGTTTGGCTGAAAGACGACGAATGGGACGGCTCACAGTGGCTATCCATTCGCTACCGCGACCTGTGGGATTGTTGCGGTCAATGCGACGACGATAAACTTGGCTGCGTATTTCGATCATGCAGATACTTATAGAGATAACTGCGTACATTATTCTGGAGAAAACAATGGGACAAGCAAAAGCAAGAAAGCAAGAGATAGCTGAACTAAAACGGCATGGTAGACTCATAGACACACCACGCTTTGATCAACCTGTGATATTTAGAGCAGGTGACACCATGTGGATCATCAGCAATGCGGAGTTTGGTGGCTGGGTTGAGGCAGCATACCGCATAGCTGAACCCCCAGCAGCACAGCGTGAGTTTGCACGCCTGGCCTTGATAGCTGAACGATCAGGCGTTCGGGAACGTGAATGCCAGCAATGGTTTGATCTACAGCTCAAACACTATGCTGACACAGCAACCAAAGTGGCTTGGGAACCGCCCATAGTATTTGCGCAGAGTCATAAGTAAACGCATGCCCACGGAAAAACAAACAGATCAAACAATCAACAAGCGTGCGCCTTATTCAAAGAAGGCCCCCACTCGCGGTGGCGCAAGGCCTGGAGGTGGACGTCCCAAAGGATCAACCACCAAGGTCACGCTGGACGACCTTATGAAGAACATTGAACTGGCCGCTGGTCAGACCTACGGCCAACTCTTGGCACACAACTATGTGGGTGCCATATCAAGATCAGACTGGAACGGTGTACGTGACTACGACAAAGCGTTCATGAACAAGCTGATTGCTGAAAAGGTCGAAATAGACGTGAACTCCACTGAAGACGTTGTGGCCACCAAACAAGCTGCCTTCACAGCTGCCTTGGCCAAACTAAACGAAATTGCGTCAAACACTAAATAATCATATGCCAAAGAAGAATGTCAAACTCAGTGTCAAGCGTGGTGAGAAACTGCCTGTGAGCCGAGGTGCAGGTTTGACAGCCAAAGGTCGTGCCAAGTACAATCGTGAGACAGGCTCAAACCTTAAGGCGCCTACCGCAACAGGCCCACGCCATGACAGTTTCTGTGCTAGAAGCAAGAGCTGGACAGGTGAACGTGGTCGGGCGGCTCGAGCAAGATGGAAGTGTTGACATGAAAGAGAAACCTGGATTATATGCCAATATCCGTGCCAAACGTGAGCGTATCGCGTCAGGCTCTCGAGAACGCATGAGGCGGGCTGGATCCAAAGGTGCACCCACTGCTGAAGCCTTTCGCCAGAGTGCTCTCACAGTAAAGAAACCAGGATCAAAAGGAAAAACAAAATGATGAAAAGTCTACCCCAGCGTGGCGCAAGAACAGCTGCCAATGCAAAGAAAAAAACCAAAGCCGCGGCTGGTGCCAAGCCAGACTTCATGGATGTAAATAAAAATGGCAATCGCAAAGAAAGCATGAAAGCTGCCTTGGCCTCTAAATCAAAAGGAAAAACAAAATGATGAGACCCAACTCTAAAACACAAATGGATCAAGGTCTAGGCTTTGATGGCGCTGGTCAAGAATCAACAGGCTCAGTGCGTGGTGGTGTGCATGTGAACAAGTGGTCAGGCCACATGAACGATGGCAGACTGGTCAACAAAGGTCGTGGTCCCACAGTGGGCAACAATGGCATGTGCGACACGCCAAAGAACCTTGGTGCCAGCGTGACCAAAGACGCAGACCGTAGACCACCAACAGCAGCCACACCTGCTGTGCCCCGGCAAGGTAGTGTGCGTGACAACATCAACCGTGGAGCACAAGTGCGTGGCTCTGGTATGACAGCGGTAAAGAAACCTTCAAACCCTGACAGCATTCGCGTTGGTCAGAGTGGTGGCACCAGTTATGGCGCAGTCACAAAAGGTAGCCGTCCAGTGGCAGCAGGTTCAACTGGTGGCATCAATTATGGCCCCAAGAGCCAATACTAAGGACTGACCATGAGCGTACCATTCTCCCCAGTCGGTCCTTCAATCATTGCCCCATACACAGATGATTCAACGGACACCAGCATTACCATTGAGCCAGGCTCAGCAGGCTTGCCCAATGTGTTGTATTGTGTGAATGTGGACACTGCCAATGTGGTTGTGGTCAATACCAGCTTTGACGAACTAGACACCAATGCCTCAGTGCCCACATCTGGTGCCAATGGTATCGGCGTTGTGATTGGACCTTCCAGCACAGCAATGATTCGCGTGCCTGGTGTGGCATACATTCAAGGCAACCTTTATGTGTCAGTGGCAGGTGATTCAGCCACAGGCAATGTGTTTATTACCCCCGGAGTGCTATAATGAGATTATCAACAACAAACATGCAGGCCAAGCCTATCAACCAAAAGCGTGGACCTACCACAGGCAATGAAAACCCTGGAAGCAAACGTGCTGACTTCATGAGCGAGAAGTCAAAGACAGGATCAGAGAAATCCGCCCTGGCTGACATGGTCACAGACGCTGTGGCACGCAGAGGCGAACTCATGCGTAGTGTACGTGATCCAGCAGTGGAGCCATTGAAAGCCAAAGTCAACGTTGGTCGTGGACCTACCAAGGGCAACGCAGGTCGGCAACAGAAGTCAGCAGCCGCTCGCAAGGGCGCACTAGGCGCAACTTCAGGTTACTAAATAACCCCGCACACTAGAACAGGATGGTCCTGTTCTAGTATTGATTTGTTTTGAAAAAGGATACGACATGAACAAACCCAAACCCACCTCCGCAGAAAACATCTGGGATGATGTGCCAGTCACAGCCACTCCCGTTGAACCAGAAGCCAAGACCACCCGACCACGAAAGCCAGCTGAGCCAGCAGAGCCTGTGGTAGTTGACCGTGAGTTCGACACTGAAGGTCTCATGACAGACTTTCCCACTGCCAAAGACCTAGAACGCTTTGTGTATGATGAAACTGGCATTGTGCTGAATCTAAAAGGTCGTGCCAACAAGCTCAAATACCAGATAGCCATGGACACTCTAAATGGTGTGCCAGTGGAAGAACGCTACATTGGCAAAGACAATCCTTACCTGGACAAGACTGACATGGTGCCGGAAGAGCCACTCAAAACCCTGCCACCCCGCGACACTTCAATCCCTGACCGACACGATCTACAGAACGAATTCTTCACTGCGTTTGTGCCACACTCGGATAGTGAGTATCATGCCCAGGGTCGCAAGATGCACTGCACATTCAAGAAGTACAAGAACGGCATGATCACCTATGAAGTGATTGGACCCATTGAGCCCAGACCCTACGGTGAAAAGATAGACAAGTGGGGCAAGGTTCGTCCCGAGATCATCAAGTGGGTTGATCCGCGCACAGGCGAACAGATTGTGCAACGCCCAGATGGCTCATTCACTCCCATTGGTCGCAGACTCAAGGCCATGATGCAGACCATGCGTTACAACGATTCAAATCAATGGGTGCGTTATATCGACAGAGACTTCATTAGCCTGGACCACAAGGCAGCTATCAATCCCTGGGACCTGGACACATAATGGCCGATACAACTCCCAACCTAAGAGACGGCATGATACACAACGCTCGGGAATCACGAGCAGTGGATGAAACTAAAATTATGCAAAAGGTCAATGCTGTGAATCGTGAAGCGTTTACCCAACGCTTTCCCAATCAGATTGAACATCACATGAGACTGATCTCGGAACGACTACAGGCCTGTTTGACCAAGCCCCCAACCTTTGTGATGGATCAGCCTCTCACCTGGCCAGCTACAGCAGATGAGATCTTTGCCCTGAGCCATGCACTTAAAAACCTTAATGAAGTGCGTAGAGACTGGCGTTTACCTGACCCTGAATAATGACCTATCAACTAC